GGATTTAAAACCAAGGGGATGCGGACTAAGGGTGATGACACGCCGTTTGCTCCGGCTGAATGGCGCGATGTGGACATAGCCTCGGGTGCTCTCAAAGACAACATCATGCCGCTTCCGTACAAGGAGCCGTCGCAGGTGTTGGCTGCACTCATGGACAAGATCATCGACGAGGGTCGCAGGTTCGCCTCTGCTGCTGATCTTAAAGTCTCTGATATGTCGGCTCAGTCTCCAGTTGGGACGACGTTAGCGATCCTAGAGCGCACACTGAAGGTGATGTCGGCTGTTCAGGCGCGGATTCACTATTCGATGAAGCAGGAGTTCCGGCTCTTAAAAACCATCATCGCTGATTACACGCCTGAGTCTTACGACTACGAGCCAGTGGATGGTCGCCCCAGAGCTAAGAAATCAGACTATGAGAATGTCGATGTAATACCGGTCAGTGATCCGAACGCAGCGACAATGAGTCAGAAGGTTGTGCAGTACCAAGCAGTTATGCAGTTGGCTGCTACTGCGCCGCAGTTATACGACTTACCCTATCTTCATAGGCAGATGTTAGAGGTTCTTGGTATCAAAAACGCCGAGAAGCTCGTGCCGATGGAAGATGATATGAAACCGACCGACCCAGTATCTGAGAACATGGACATGTTCCAAGGCAAACCGGTCAAGGCGTTTATCTATCAAGATCACGCCGCACACATCACAGTGCATATGTCAGCACTGCAAGATCCAATCACTGCTCAAGTTCTTGGTCAGAGTCCAAACGCTCAGGCTATGCAAGCAGCATTTATGGCGCACATTGCCCAACACTTTGCCTTTCAATACCGTAAAAACATCGAAGACAAACTCGGGGTTCCCTACCCTGCACCCAACGAAGAACTGCCCGAAGAGATGGAGGTCGAGATCTCCAGACTCGCTGCCGCAGGAGCACAGAAACTCTTGCAATCTAATCAGGCGATGGTTCAACAAGCCCAGGCTCAACAGCAAGCACAAGATCCAATTGTGCAGATGCAGCAGCAAGAACTTCAGCTCCAAGCTCAAGAACTGCAACGCAAAACCGCTAAAGATCAGATGGACGCTCAACTCAAAGCAGCCCAGATTGATACCGAGCGTATGCGGATTCAGAACCAGTCTGAGATCGACGGTGCCCGATTGGGTGCTCAGATCGCAAAAGATCAGATGGAGCAGGAGTTCCAAGCAGGCGTTGAAGCCGTTCGCAATGAAATAGAGGGCACGCGGATTGGTGCTGATATAGCTCGGAATATTGCTGCGATGCAGCAACAACGTGAATCAGTAACTAAAAAAGCTGTTGGGGAAAGTAAAGAATGAACGAAACCGAGAAAGTTTTACGACATTTGATTAGTCGTTGTGTCGATGAACAGAAGCATTTAGCCGAAGTTCTAGCGCAAGGGCTGGCAAAGGACCACGCGGATTATCGCTTTCAGTGCGGTGTGATGCGTGGAATTTCAGTGGCGCAAGGATATCTTGCCGATATGTTAGAAAGGATGAGTGACGACGATGAGTGAACTCCTAGTAGGGTCTACAAGCGGCTCTGCGACGGTATTGCCTGAAACCGCCGAAGAAAAAGCGCGACAACTCCCTGATCCATCAGGTTATCGAATCTTATGCACGATCCCCGAGATTGACGATAAGTTTGATAATGGCTTGATTAAAGCCGATGTCACGATGCACCACGAAGAATTACTGACGACGGTGCTTTTTGTCATCAAGATGGGGCCGGATGCGTACAAAGATGAGAAGCGATTCCCGTCTGGGCCGTATTGCAAAGTGGGTGATTTTGTATTGGTACGTCCGCACGCGGGCACACGACTGAAGATTCACGGTCGTGACTTTCGCATCATTAACGATGACTCTGTCGAGGGGGTTGTAGAAGATCCTCGCGGTATTAGTCGCGCATAAGGGGTTTAAAAATGGCTGAGCAAGAAAACGCCAACACCGAGTTTGAAATCGAGATCGAAGACGACACTCCTCCCGAAGATCGTGGGCGGGAACCCTTACCCAAAGAGCTAGTTAAAGAGCTTGAGGAAGACGAACTCGAAGAGTATTCCGAGAAAGTCAAAACTCGCCTCAAGCAGATGAAGAAAGTCTGGCACGACGAGCGTCGTGAGAAAGAACGTGCGTTGCGTGAGCAGCAAACTGCGATTGAAATGGCGCAGCAGTTGCAAAACGAGATTAAAACGTTACGTTCTAAAGTGACTGAAAATGAAGGGCATCTAGTAAATACAGCTAAAAATGCTGTGGAGTTAGAACTCAAAAACGCTGAGAAAGCCTACAAAGAAGCTTATGAAGCGGGAGATTCTGATAAATTATTAGAAGCCCAAAAGCAATTAACTGAAGCATCTTATAAACTTGAGCGGTTAAAAGGATACAAACCCCCTGTACAACCGCAAGAAACTGAAGTAAATTTACCAAATTCGCAGCCACAGGCTCCGAGGTTGGACCCAAAAACTGATTCATGGCGTAGACAAAATACGTGGTTTGGATCAGATGACGAAATGACCGCTGCCGCACTTGGCCTAAACAACAAACTGCTTAGGGAACGCGGTGCAGCATTTGAGGGTTCTGACGAGTACTGGGAAATCGTTGATAAGACGATGCGTAAAAGATTCCCCGAGTATGAATGGGGCGATGAACCTGCTGAGCCTGAGACAAAATCACCTCCAGCACGTACAGAAAGACCAGCTACGATTGTGGCTCCCGTTTCTCGTAGTACGACTTCCAAAAAAGTCAAACTTAATCAATCCCAGCTTAACGTCATCAAAAAGATGGGAATAACTCCTGAACAGTATGTGAGGGAACAAATGAAATTGGAGCGTGCAAATGGCTGAAAATCGTTTATCCAGAGAAGTTGAGAACCGTGAGAAGTTAGCTCGCCCTAAACAGTGGAAGCGTGCGGATGTCCTACCTGAAGTCGATCCAATGCCTGGATATGTACCCCGCTGGGTGCGTGTGTCCTCGCTTGGTAAGGCTGACCCCAAGAATATCTCTGCCAAACTCAGAGAAGGTTGGGAGCCGGTAAGGGTTGAAGAGCAGCCAAACCTTATGTTTATGCGCGATGAGAACAGCCGGTTCAAAGACAACATCGAGATTGACGGATTGTTGCTCTGCAAGATGCCTGAAGAGTTCGTTAAACAACGTACCGATCACTTCAACAATGTTGCCAAATCCAACATGGACGCTGTAGACAACAACTTTATGAAAGAGAGCGATTCCCGTATGCCACTCTTCGCAGAGAAGCGTACCAAGGTTTCGTTTGGTAAAGGAACTTAACTTAAACGAGGTCAAAAATGGCATATCCTGTTGTTGACGCTCCTTACGGTTTTAAAGCGGTTAATGAACTTAACGGCCTACCGTACGCTGGAGCAACGCGACAGTTCCCGATTGCCCGAAGCTACAACACTAATATCTTCTACGGAGATTTGGTGCAGCTAACGACAGACGGAACTCTTATTAAAACGTCCTACTCCGCCGATTCCAGCCCCACTTCGGTGATCGCTGGTGCGATTGGCGTGTTTGTTGGCTGTCAGTTTACGAACCCAACGACTAAACAACTTCAGTTCTCGCAGTACTATCCTGCTAGCACTGCTGCAAACGACATCTTGGCATTTGTCATCGATGATCCGTCTGCTGTGTTTAAAGTTGCTGTAGTTGGGCAAGCGTACAACACGATTTCTAATTCCGTGTCTGCAATTGGCTACGCCAATCAGTCGCTTATTGGAACCAACGTGTATGCAATTACTGGCGTTGCTGGTAGTACGACCACAGGTAATTCCAAGATGGCTGTATCAGGCACTTATCCTGCTACTAGCGGTACTGGTGTTAAACGTGTCGCTTCAACTAGTTTACCCTTCCGTGTAGTTGCACTTGTTCCTGAAACTGCTTATACCGTAACCGGTACAGGCGGTACGTCGGGTTCATCTACAACTGCTTTGGTTTTGGATGCGGCTATTACCGGCCTTCAAGCTGGTATGGCAGTTGTTGCTCCAGACGCTTCGGCTGGCGCTTACTTTCCGGGCAGTTTTAACTACGTTACTAACGTTAACGGTACTGCGGTTACGCTCGCTTCTGCAATTACACTTGCAAACGGTTCACCGGTTTCCTTTGTTGGATTCCCTGAAGTGCTTGTTAAGTGGAATCAGGGCTGGCATAGCTATCAGTACGCTACTGCGCTTGCGTAAAGGGGAAACTAAATGGCTATTTCACGCGCACAACTATTGAAAGAGCTTCTCCCCGGCCTGAACGCATTGTTCGGCTTGGAGTACGCTCGCTATGGCGAAGAGCACAAGGAAATCTACGAAACCGAGACTTCCGAGCGTTCGTTTGAAGAGGAAACCAAACTGTCTGGATTCTCGGCCGCACCGGTCAAGAACGAAGGCAGCGCGATGGCCTACGATAACGCGCAAGAAGCTTGGACCGCTCGTTACGTCCATGAGACTATCGTCTTAGGATTCTCGCTAACCGAAGAGGCTATCGAGGACAACCTGTACGACACTCTGGCTAATCGCTACACCAAGTCCTTAGCTCGCGCTATGGCATACACCAAGCAGACCAAAGCTGCTGCGGTTCTGAACAACGGCTTCAATACTGCCTACACGGGTGGTGACGGAGTTGCTCTGTTCTCGACAGCACATCCTTTGATCTCTGGTGGCACCAACAGCAACACGCCCGCAGTTGCGGCTGACCTTTCTGAAACATCGTTGGAAGCAGCGGTTATTCAGATTGCAGCTTGGACTGACGAACGTGGTCTGTTGATTGCAGCTAAGCCGAAGAAGCTGATCATCCCGTCTGCATTGCAGTTCGTTGCAACTCGTATTCTGGAAACGGAACTGCGCGTTGACACGGCAGACAACACGATCAACGCCTTGAAGAACAATGGCTCGATCCCCGAGGGTTACGCCATTAACCACTTCTTGACGGATACCGACGCTTGGTTCCTTACGACTGACGTGCCCAATGGTATGAAACACTTTGTCCGCGCACCTTTGACACAGGGAATGGATGGTGATTTCGACACCGGAAACGTTCGGTACAAGAGCCGCGAGCGCTATTCGTTTGGCTGGTCCGATCCGCTCGGAATGTTTGGAAGCCCTGGCGCTTGATATAAATCAAGCACTTAGCGCAGAGAACCCCGCTTCGGCGGGGTTTTTTGTTTTTTCAAACTTCTGTGATACATTACCCGTTACTAAGTCACAGGAGAGATAAATGGATACTACAAACCTACCCAAGACCCGTCAAGAAGCCAAAGCAACAGGCGCTAAGTATTACTTCACGGGAGAACCCTGCAAGCACGGACACGTTGCCCCACGTAAAACTAAGGGTGCATGTGTTGAGTGTTTGAAGGTAGAGTGGCAAGAAGCGGCAGAAAAACGTGCTGATTATTTCCGCGAGTACAACAAACGGGAAGACGTTAAAGACCGCAAAAACGAATGGTATGAAGCGCACAAAGATCAAGTGATACAAACGGCTGCAACTAGACCGCCTGAAGTTTTAAGGCAATATAGGAACGCTTGGAAAGAAAATAACAAAACACAAGTCCGCGCAGATACCAAAGCTCGGCGGAGAAAACATCGCTTAGCAACACCAAAATGGTTAACCCGCCAACAGAAGTCAGAAATACGCCAGCTATATCAAATAGCCATCACTATGACAAAGACTACGGGAGAGCAGTATGTTGTCGATCATATCGTTCCTCTACGTTCTGAATTTGTATGTGGCCTACACGTACCTTGGAACCTTCGGGTTATTCCTCGTCAGGAGAATTTATTGAAGTCCAACAAGCTTATTGACACACCCATCACAACCTGATAAAACACTGATATTCCGGGGTTAGCCCGGTGTATTAGACAGTCCCGGCTGACGACATGCAGACTAATACACCGATATCGCATGTGAGGATTACATGGCACGTACAACCTTCTCCGGGCCAGTAAAGTCGGATAACGGCTTTGAGGGCAGCTTCATCGGCACCCTTGCTATTACTGAATCCGGTAATACCATCACCACCACGAATACTGCAACCAGCGGCACGTATCAGCCTTTGGTCGTTGACACCACGATGTCTGGCGCAGGCGCAGACGGTGGTCGTACTAAATTTTCGATGTCTACCAACGTGGCGTTGGGGTCGTTTTCCAATGCTCTTAAAGCTGAAGTTACTTATGGTGCTTCGGGCCGCACGACCGGTCTTGGATCGGCGTTTGTTGCCGAGTTGAGCCTTTCGGCAGGTACTTCGTCTGGTACTTATGCACCCCTAGAGCTTGAACTTAACTGTGCTTCTGGTGCGTCTACTGGTACGACAACGTCGCTTATCTACGCTTCGGTCAACGGTACTGGCGCGGGCACGGTTGATACCAACGGTGTGTTTATGAATATCCAAGGTTTGACGGCTGGGGCAGGAAAAATGCTGGTAGCTGGTACGACCTTGGGCACTGCTTACGGCGGTCTTCGCGTTAGGGTTGGTGCTACCAACTACTGGATTCCGCTCTACGCTGCTCAGCCCACCTAATGGAACTAACCAAAGAAACCTTGCTGGAAGTCAGACAACAAGCCATAGCCAAACGGCAAAACTTGTTTGAGATGCTCCAGCAAGCTAACGGTGCAATAGATATGGTCGATTACTTGCTTCAGAAGATGGAGCAAGAAAAACCGGAGCAGCAGAATGGCGACGATGCAATATGATGTCTTTGCGACTAAACCGCTTACATCGACTGGGGATTTTTTAAACCAGAATAACCTAGCGGTTCCACGCGCAAGGATCAAAACAATTTATGCAGTGAACGGTGCATCTGCGGGGTCTGTCGTTATTCGTGATGGCAGCGACACAGGTCCAATTCTGTTGACAGTTAACACGTCCGCAGTAGCTAACGCTGGGTACACCATCATTCCTCTCCCTGGTGAAGGTATTCTCGCTTCTAATGGGTTGCATGGCACTGTTACAAACACTGCGTCAATGGTGATCTTCTATGGCTAAGACTCCGGCATGGCAGCGCAAAGAAGGTAAATCTGAAAAAGGCGGACTTAACGCCAAAGGCAGAGCTTCATATAACGCAGCTAATCCGGGTAAGCCTGGGCTTAAACCTCCGCAACCGGAAGGCGGTGCTCGTAAAAAGTCATTCTGTGCCCGGATGTCAGGCATGAAGAAGAAGTTGACGAGTGCTAAAACAGCCAACGACCCTAACAGTCGTATCAACAAGTCTCTAAGGGCGTGGAAGTGCTAAATGGATCCGATTATTCTTTGGAATCTCATTACGTCTATCTTAGTAGGGCTTGTGATGTTCATGCTTAAGAACTCGCATGAAGAACAGCAGCGCATCCAGATCCTACTGAACAAAACGAGGGAGGAAATCGCTCGTGATCACATCACTCGTGCAGAAGTTAGGCAAGACCTTGAAAAGATTATGGAACGCTTTGATTCAGGCTTTGAACGGCTTGAAGCAAAGATTGATGCCCTCGCTAAAAAAGGATAGTGATGCCAGCAGTCAGCGAGAAGCAGAGAAGGTTCATGCAGGCAGTAGCGAACAATCCGAAGTTCGCAAAGAAAGTTGATGTCCCTCAATCCGTTGGAAAGGAATTTACGATGAAAAAGATGCAATCAGGTGGTATGGCCGCAAGCAAGATGGGCGCAGTTAAGACCGCAGCTCCTAGCCGTGATGGTGTTGCTATGAAAGGCAAGACCAAAGGCAAAATGATCTCGATGGCTGGTAGCGGCATGAAAAAAGGCGGCAAAGTCAAGAAGATGGCCTACGGCGGTAAGTGCTGAGATGATGGCCTCACGCGGGATGGGGGCGATCCGCGCCTCCAAGATGCCCAAGCCGGTTACTAAAGCTCGGCGGGATGACACCGATTTCACGGCGTTTTCTAAAGGTGGCGAGTCCCGTGTGAACGAAGCTGGCAACTACACCAAACCAAGTATGCGTAAAGCATTGTTCAACAGCATCAAAGCTGGTGGTAAAGGTGGGTCGCCGGGGCAGTGGTCAGCCCGTAAAGCTCAGATGCTTGCTATGAAGTACAAGCAAAAGGGCGGGGGTTATCGAGATTGAAAGCACCTCAGCAGAGTCTGAAGAATTGGACTGACCAGAAATGGAGAACCAAGAGTGGCAAACCTAGCACACAGGGTTCAAAAGCAACTGGCGAGCGGTATCTCCCAGAGGCGGCAATCAATGCTCTTACACCTGCTGAGTACGCTGCGACAACAAGAGCTAAACGCGCTGGAAAACGCTCGGGAAAGCAATTCGTCAAACAACCAAAAGGCGTTGCTGCTAAGACCGCGAGGTACAGATAATGGCTGAGAAATGGATTCAAGCTGCGGTCAAAAAACCGGGAGCGCTTCGTGAACAGCTTGGTATTAAAGGTAAAAAGCCGATTCCTGCGAAGATGCTTGATAAAGCTACTAAGGCTCCTGGGAAGATGGGACAGAGGGCTAGGCTCGCTAAAACGCTTCGAGGGATGAAGTGACAACAACTTCAGGTACGACAGCCTTTAATCTCGATCTAAACGAGATTATTGAAGAGGCATTTGAGCGGTGCGGGATTGAAGTGCGTACTGGGTACGAACACCGTACGGCACGTCGTTCTATGAACTTGATGTTTACTGAGTGGGCTAACCGAGGTATCAACCTGTGGACGATTGAGCAGGGTCAGATTGCCATGACCACGGGCACAATTGTTTACAACTTGCCGGTAGATACAGTAGATCTCATCGAACAGGTTATTCGTACGCAGACTGGAATTCCTCAAACAGACATCAATATCAGTCGCATTTCAGTCGATACCTATGCCACGATACCAAACAAGAACGCCCAAGGTAGGCCCATTCAAGTTTGGATCAACAGGCAGTCAGGGGTACTGACACCCATTGGATTAGCATCCCCTACAATCAATGTCTGGCCTGCGCCAGATCAAGACAACTACTACACCTTTGTGTATTGGCGACTACGTCGTATGCAGGATGCTGGTAGTGGTGCGAATATTCAGGATGTGCCGTTTAGGTTCATCAATTGCTTGGCTGCTGGGCTGGCGTACTACTTGTCGTTAAAGATTCCCGAGGCCGCGCAGCGCATACCGATGCTGAAAGACATGTACGACGAGCAGTTAAGGCTTGCGCTAGACGAAGACCGCGAGAAAGCACCGTTGCGCCTCGCACCACGACAGTTGTTCTACTGAAATGCCTAATCGGTTTGCATCAGGTAAGTGGGCCATATCGCAGTGCGATAGGTGCGGCTTTCGGTACAAACTGAAAGAACTTCGTGAGATTGTTATTAAGACTAAGAACGTTAATATCTTAGTTTGTCCTACGTGTTGGGAACCCGATCAACCGCAGTTGCAGCTTGGTATGTATCCTGTGGACGACCCACAGGCATTGCGTAATCCCCGTCCTGATACAACGTATCGCGTTGGCGGGCTAAATGGGTTGCAGATCAATACAACGACGACGCAACTAGGTAGCGGAGATCCCTCTGGAGGTAGTAGAATCATTCAGTGGGGATGGGCACCTGTGGGTGGGGCAAGATCTTATGACACAGGTCTAACGCCGAACAATCTTGTGCTGGGCATCACGCTAGGCACTGTTACTGTAAATGTTACATAGGAGTCTATGATGGACAAGAAAGACTTAGCCCAAGACAAGAAAATGATTGCTGGTGCAGTACACAAGCATGAGAAAGCCAAGCACAAAGGTGCGCCGCTGACTAAGCTTCGTAAGGGTGGTAAGACTAACGCCGAAATGAAGACGCTAGGTCGGAACATGGCTAAGATTGCTAACCAGAAATCACCTTCTTTTAAGTACAAGATGGGGGCGAAATGAAACACAGCAAAATGCCAACGCCGGTGCCCGTTAAAAACACAAATAACGGTTACCCAAACAACATACCCAACACCCAGACTGTAAAGATCCGGGGAACCGGATGCGCCACGAAGGGCACAGGTGCTTCTAAGAAGATGGGCTAATGAACTACGCTACCCTTTTCAAAACGATTCAAGGTTATCTGGAGAACGACTTTCCGTCGTTTACTGGCGCTGATTCGTCTGGATCGGGTACAGCGACATTGACTGCCAAACAGCAGATTGATACGTTCATTACTCAAGCTGAGCAGCGCATTTACAACTCAGTACAGTTCCCGCAGTTTAGGAAAAATCAGACAGGTACGATGACAGGTGGGAACAAATACCTCGCTATGCCTTCTGATTTTTTAGCTGTATATGAGTTGGCGGTAACTAACCCAACAACAAGTGAATACGAATACTTGTTGAACAAAGATGTTAGCTACATCCGCGCTTCGTATTCCAATCCGGCAACGACTGGAATTCCTAAGTATTACGCGCTTTTTGACGAAAATACGTTAATTCTTGGGCCTACACCCACTTCAAATTACGCTGTAGAGATTCACTACTTCTACTATCCCGAGTCCATTACCACGGCGAACACAACTTGGCTTGGTGATAACTTTGATTCGGTACTTCTCTACGGTTCCTTGATTGAAGGCTATACCTTCATGAAGGGTGAAGCTGATGTGATTGCCGGTTATGCCAAACGATACGAAGAAGCCATGATTCTTGCCAAACGTCTTGGTGATGGTATGGACCGCCGCGATGCTTACAGGTCTGGTCAGGTCAGGATGTCGGTGAACTAATGGCTTTTACTGGCAACTACACATGTAACTCCTTCAAGCAGCAATTGTTTGAGGGAGACTTTGATTTTTCTTCGAGCACGACACAGACTTTTAAAATCGCGCTGTACACCAACGATGCCACGCTCGATCAGACTACTACGACTTACACGGGTACGACTGGCGAGGTTGTGGCTACGGGGTACACGGCGGGTGGAGAAGCCATCACTCCTTCACTTGCTATTGATAGTTCCACAGGTATTGCTTATATTGACTTTTCTAATGCTTCTTGGAGTGGTGCTTTCACTGCTAGGGGTGCTTTGATTTATCGGGTTACGACTGGTAACCCTGCAATCTGCGTACTTGATTTTGGTTCAGATAAGATTTCAACGACTACATTTGTGGTTGAGTTTCCTCCCAATACCAGCACCGGCGCATTGATAAGGCTTTCATAATGGGCACTCCTGTTGGATTCTTTTCTGAACCCCCAAGCGTTGTAATTGCTCCTATTCCGCCCAAGGATGACGATATTTGGATGGCCTACGAAGAGTTTGAGATTCGTGGGGAACTAAACGTACCCATAGATATTATTAAAAGCCACGTATCTACTGGGTTGACCTATGGGTTTCATGATGTGGTGCCCCACCCCACGAATGATGTTGAAGTGATGTTAGTAGGGGGTGGACCCTCACTTGCCGAACACATAGGCACAATCAAACGGTTGCGCCAAGAGGGTGTAAAACTCATCACGATGAATAACGCGTATAGATACTGTATTGACCACGGGTTGATACCTTCTGCGCTTGTGATGGTTGATAGCAGAGACTTCAATGCTCGGTTTGTAGAGCCGATCATTCCTACATGCAAATACTTTCTCGCTTCTCAGTGCCATCCTTCAGTGTTTGAGAAAGTTCCCAAAGAACAGACATACATATGGCATACAAGTGCGGAAGAGATTCAAGGCGTTCTTAAAGATCATTACAAAGATAAGCAGTGGTATCACGTACCCGGAGGCTCTACGGTCTTGTTAAGAGCTATTCCGCTGTTTAGAATGTTAGGGTTTAAACGGTTTCACATCTTCGGATGTGATTCGTGTCTGGAAGATGGTAAACATCATGCTTATTCACAGACAGAAAACGACGGGCATCCTGTACTTTCAGTCAAAGTAGGGGACAAGGTGTTTCAGTGCCATCCTTGGATGTTGTCGCAGGCTAGAGAGTTCATCGACTTGATTAAATACATGGGCGATGAAATGGAGCTTCAGATCTACGGTGGGCTTCTCCATCAAATTTTAGTGACTGGGGCGTCAAACGCCGATATCAAGGAGTATTGAAATGGCTGCATCAGCATGGGCACTTTATAACAAGGCTAAACGTTATATCGGTAACGGTACAATTCAGCTTGGTGTTGATAACTTTAAAATGGCGTTATTTAGAACTGCTAGTAACGCAGCGACAGTGGGGCTAAGCACATATGCGTCACTTACCAGTGAGGTGTCTGCCACGGGCAGATATGTAACAGGTGGTTTTGCATTACCCCCGGCCACAGGGCAGTGGACAACAGGTGCTTCTGCGGGGCAAATGAAGTTCACTTACACGACTACTGGACTAACATTTACTGCATCCGGTGCGTCTATTAACGATATTCGTTATGCAGTGATTTACGAATCAAATTCTGCGGGTAAGCTGGTTTGCTATTGCGCGTTATCTAGTACTCAATTCACGGTGGCTTCACCCAACACGTTGACGGTTCTACCTGCGACAAGCGGCGTATTTACGCTTACGTAAGAGTCTATAATGGCTTTCGTCCTTGCTGATCGGGTTCAAGAAACCACGACAACCACTGGCACGGGGACGGTAACCCTTGCCGGTGCATCAACCGGCTTTCAATCCTTCGCTGCGGTAGGTAACGGCAATACGACGTTTTATACGATTGCTGATTCGTCAGGTTCTAATTGGGAAATTGGGGTCGGCACTTACACCTCAAGCGGAACCACTCTTTCACGAGACACGGTGCTGTCTTCCAGTAACTCTGGAAGTTTGGTGGATTTCCCAGCAGGGACCAAGAATGTTTTTGTGACGTTTCCTGCTTCAAGTACTTTGTATGCGCTCAATAACACAACCATAGCCACGAATGGCGTCATACCATCAGGCGCTAATGCAACTGCTTTGGGGCCAATTACGATTAACACAAGCAAGTCAGTCACGGTGCCTACAGGTCAGGCGTGGCTTATTTGGGGGTAGAGTATGAGTAATATCAAAGTCCAAGGTAATGCTTCCGGTTCAGGGACGCATACGCTCCAATCAGCTAATACAAGCAGTAATCGGACTGCGACGCTACCTGATGCCGACGAAACGCTAGGGTTTCTTGGCGCACCTCAAAA